TATCGAGGAAGCATACGAGCGGTGCGGCATAGAAGTACGCACGGGTTACGATGCCAAGACGGCACGTCGGTCTCTGAACCTGATGTTTGCCGACTGGGCTAACCGTGGCATAAACTTGTGGACGGTGAAGGAGGGCACAGTCACGCTTACGCAGGGTCAGGCTACGGAGACTTTGGCTACTTCGGTGGTTGACGTTCTTGAAGTGGTGCTGCGCCGGGACGGTACAGACTACGAGATCGAGCGTATTAGTCGAGGCGAGTATGTGACGCTGCCCAACAAAACTACGCAGGGTCGGCCTAGTCAGTATTGGTTAAACAAGCAGATTGCTCCGATAATTAACCTGTGGGCCACTCCTGAAAACTCCACGGATCAGTTAATTTATTATTATCTTCAGAGGATCGAGGACGCCGATGCGTTGGTCAACACTACTGATATGCCTTTCCGTTTCTATCCTTGTATGGTTGCTGGTCTGGCCTATTATATCGCCATGAAACGCACTCCGGAGCGCATCCAGCTTTTAAAGGCTGTTTACGAAGAGGAGTTCCAACGTGCTGCGGATGAGGACGAGGATCGAGTTCCGTTGAAATTGCAGCCTAGTATGAGGTATATGAGGGTATAATGGCTTACGCGTCTGGTAAAAACGCATGGGGAATATCTGACCGCTCTGGCTTTCGGTATAGACTGAGAGACATGAAAAAGGAGTGGACGGGTGCGCTTGTGGGTCCAGACGAGTGGGAGCCCAAGCACCCGCAGCTTTATCCGCCCAAGGCATACCCTGATCCGCAGGCTCTTCGTAATCCTCGCCCAGAGAGTGGTTTAGCGGAGCAGAGAAACATTCAGTGGAGTTGGAACCCTGTGGGTGGACCTCCTGACAATGGTATAAACCCGCCAAACAACTTAGTAGCTGTTGGGTCGGTAGGAACGGTGACGGTGACAACATGAGTATGACATATGGCGAACTGAAGCAGGCTCTTCAGGATTACACGGAGAATGACGAGACGACCTTTGTCAACAACCTTCCGTTGTTTATTCGTTTAGCCGAGGAGCGGATACTAAAGAACGTGTCGCTTAATCTGTTTCAAAAGAATCAGTTTGGCAACATGACCAGCGGCAATCAGTATTTGGCTGCGCCTTCTGACTTTCTAGCGCCGTTTTCTTTGAGCTTTGATGTCAACGGTGACGCAGAGTTCTTATTGTTTAAAGATTTGGATTTTGTGCAGACATATACTCCGGACCCAACTACGACGGGTCAACCTAAGTATTATGCGCAATTTGATGTCGACAATTTTATCCTCGCGCCGACCCCCGATGCGAACTATACTGTTGACATACATTATCTGTACCGACCAGCGTCGTTGACGGCGGGAGCGGACAGCGGAACGACATGGTTAAGTCAGAACGCCGAGCTCGCCTTGTTATATGGATCGTTGGTCGAGGCTTATATCTTTATGAAGGGTGAGCCTCAGATGATGCAGTTATACGAGCAAAGGATGCAAGAATCTGTTGCTCGCTTGAAAAACCTTGGCGAAGGCCAAGAAACCATCGACGAATACCGCAAGGGACCCGTCACAAGACAACGCACATAAGGAGATGCACAATGGCCTTTAATGGTAATTTTATGTGTACAACTTTTAAGCAGGGTCTCCTGAACGGGGATTTTGATTTTAGTTCGGGCACATCACATGTATTTAAGATCGCACTGTACACGAACAGCGCGGTTCCCACGGACTTCGGCGCGTCATCCGGTACGGATATGAACGCGGATGTTAAGTTTTACGCTGCCAACAATGAGGTTGCAAACACAGGTTCTGGGGGCAACCCATACGCGGCAGGAGGTGGTACACTCACTGTGTCTCAGGTCCCTACGACCAGTGGAACAACTGCGTTTTTGAGCTTTAGTACGGAAACATTTACAAACGCTACGATTACGGCGCGTGGTGCGATTATCTATCGTTCAGATGCCTCCGCACCGACGAACGATGCTTGTGTGGTTCTGGACTTTGGTGCGGACAAAACCTCAACATCTGGGGATTTCACCATTACGTTCCCAACGGCGGATGCTTCTAACGCCATTATCCGAGTAGGCTAATGGCAGATATTATCGTAGCCTTTAAGGGCTGGAACTCTTCTGCGCAAGCGTGGGGTTCCAGTACTTGGGGTAACGATAATGCGTTGCCCGGAGCAACGGGGGCCGTAAATTCGGTTACTGTTACTGGCGCAGCAAATGTCCCAACGACAGGGTTGTCGGCAACTGGGTCTGTAGGCACAGTTACGATAGCTGCATCCTCTAACGTAACGGTTACGGGGATTGAAGCAACTGGGTCTGTAGGCACAGTTACGATAGCTGCATCCTCTAACGTAACGGTTACGGGCGTTGCTGCCACGGGCGCTATAGGTTCAGTTACAGTTACTGGTGGTTCGTCTGTGGACGTAACCGGCGTTGCAAGCACTGGAGCCGTAGGCTCAGTAACAATTACGGGCACCGCAACAGTTCCAACGACGGGGATATCTGCAACTGGAGCCGTAGGCACGGTTACTATTTCTGCGGGAACAGTAACTTCGGTTATAGGCGTCACAACTCCAACACGAGTTGGAGACCCTACTATCACAGTTGAGAACAAGTTCCCTGTTACAGGGGTTTCTGCCACGGGAGCGGTAGGAAAAGTTCTTGTGTGGAGCCGTGTTGTTCCAAATCAAAATCCAAGCTATACTCCCGAACAACCAACACAATCCCCCGGATGGTCTGGCGAAACGCCGACACAATCTCCGGGTTGGACCCGAACAGCAGCATAGGAAAACACCATGCCCAGTACATATACAACGAATAACGGCCTTGAAAAGATTGGAACCGGGGAACAGTCCGGTACATGGGGCGACACTACAAACCTTAACTTTGACATTTTGGATCAGGCCCTAGACGGTTTGGTTACAATTACGGCAACAGACACGGGGTCCAGCGGATCCCCTAATACGCTTCCAATTACAGACGGTTCTTTGTCTGATGGGCGCAATCGCTTGATTATCATTACAGACGGCGGGGATTTGGGCGGCAGCGTTTACTACCAGCTTACTCCAGCGGATGCGGAGAAGATCGTATTTTTGCGCAACAGCCTGTCTGGATCTCGGGATTTAATCTTGTTTCAAGGGTCGTACAACGCTGCGCGGGACCTGATTGTTCCTGCTGGCAAGGACGTAATTGTTAAGTTTAGCGGAACAGGCACGTCTACTGCGGTTGTCGCGCCTGTGTTTGCGGATTTGAGCTTGGATGCTGCGACGATTGCGTCTGCGGATATTAACGGCGGTACGATTGACGGGGTCACGATTGGTGTAACGTCGGTTGCCACAGTTATTAATGTTGATAATCTGAAGCTCGACGGCAACACGCTTTCGTCTACAGATACGAATGGAAACGTGGTTCTAGCACCGAATGGAGACGGCGACGTGCAGTTGGACGCGGACACAGTTCGTGTGGGCGACAGTAACAACGACGTTACTATTACGACCAATGGTACGGGGGACCTAACTCTTAACACCAACGGCGGCACAGACACGGGGTCGATTGAGATCCAAGACGGTGCAAATACAAACATCATTATCACTGCCAACGGCACGGGTAAACTCGAGCTTGCCAACGGAGACATTACAACATCTGCGTCCTCTGGTTCGGACGCGGCGGGTTTGGATCTAACTGTTCAGGCGGGTGCATCTACGGGCAACGCCGCTGGCGGGGATATGGTCTTTCAGACTACGCCTGCGGGTGCGGGTTCTGGTACAAACCTAAACAGTTATACCACGGTGTTGACGCTTACAGACGACAGCAAGATGCAGATCGGTACGTCGACAGCGGTCGACAGCATCCTTGACGAAGACGACATGACTTCGGACAGCGAAACTGCGTTGGCGACACAGCAGTCAATCAAGGCGTATGTTGACGCTCAGGTTGGGACTGTCGACACATGGTCCGAGGTTCTAGCGAATGGTAATACATCTGGTGCGACGGATGCTGTAATTACAGCGGGTCAAAAAATTACCACGGATACTATCGACGAAACGACCGCTGATGCGGGTGTCACCATTGACAGCGTTTTGTTGAAGGACGACGTAGTCAACGCCACAGACATTGAGACGTCTACGATCTCCGCTAACGACGGCACCACAGCAATCAACATTGCCGACAGCACAGGCGCGGTGGACATTGATACGTCTCTGAATGTGGACGGCACGATTACTGGTGATGGGCTGACTGTGGATGGGGACGCAACCTTACAAACCTCAGATGGAACTATACTTACGCTTGGCTCTACTGATACAGGTGTTGTAGCTGGGGATGTCTATGGTTCAATTCATTTC